CCTAAGATTATTACTTAGCTTTCTTACCTGATGCTGATGCTGGCTTTCCTACTTCGCCAAGCTTCTGCATTCCTGCTTTGCCTTTTGGCTTGGCAGTTGACATGGTTGGGCCCTTAACTAATGCTGGGGCTACTGCACCTTTTTTTGTTCCGAACATATTGCACCTCCAGATGCGTTTTAAGCTGCCCCAGTTAGGGAAGCTAAAAGATCAGCCATCGGTGGGGTTCCACCTTGTGCTAGATCAGTTCTACGAGAATACTGGCCGGGGCCAGATACCATTTGGGAACCGGCAGCCGGGGCCGCTCCCGGAACCCCCATAGGGGGTTGCGAAGCACCGGGGGCCATCGCAGTCGCTGCCGGTTGTTCTACTGGAGCAAACGCTTTAGCAACGATTGACTCCAATGCTTGACCTTTTGCTCGACCTTCAATGATGTCGGCGAGCCTCTTAACAGCTTCTGTTGGATCCCCACCCTGAGTAGCAAGCATTGGGATTGCGTTTGCGTATTGTGCTACTGCGGTTCTTAATGAGTCACGAAGTTCTTCGATGTCAATTCGTTGTTCTTCTTGTGTGACATTGATTGAGAATGGAAGATTGCGGCGGAGGAAGTCACGAGAAATCAACTTGTCTCCACGAAGTTGCAATCCAAAGATTGCAGCACGGTTAGGATCTAGTCCTGCCATGAGGCCATACTGGACATCTACTGTGTAATCACCGTTGATGTCTTTCGATGGTGTGTATTTTAATTCGTATGGTGTTCCGTCATCGGATCCACGAATAGTTTTCTGAGTTGAACCGAATACTTGCTCATCTACACAGAATGCAATACCGATAAGATTTACAAAGAAGCGAGCAAAGACTGCCTGTGCTGCCTTGATCTGTGAATCAAAGCCACCCATAAGGGCTTGAACGCCACGACCTGTAACGATAGATGCATCGATCTGACCTGTTCGGCCTTCTGGATAACGAGAACCCATACGGAGTTCACGCTCAAGTGCCTGTGATTCAGCAAAGACTCCGTTAGGAAGTTCGATTGGAACTCTACGGATTCTTTCTGGTGTGTTAGATCGAAGCAAAGCATCTGGGCCAAGGGTAAATTCTTGGACATCTGGTGGAATAGCGATAGGTGCATTGACTGACTTCTTAGCTGCTTCAAGCTGAAGGAGTGCAAATCGAGCCTTAGCCATCTGAACTGGTAGGACATCATCGAATTGACCACGAGTTTGACCATCAACTGTTGGTCGTTCTGCTACATCTACAAGGATTTTGCCTAGAAGATTAGGGGTATTAGATAGAACTAGGTTATCTAACTCCGGTAAAAAGATTAAATCTTGATACTTATCATGGTAGCGAACCATGGAAATCGTAGACTTCATACGATACTTGCTATTGATCTGAGCCTTATACTCTGGATACTGTAGGGATAGAGACTCTGAATCAGACATAATGATCTGAGCCATAGCAACTACTGAGCCAAAGCGATCCTTTTCAAAGTAAAGACCGAAAGGATTGAGCATACGAATGCGTGGATTGTTGGTATCAAAGTCAATCTCCACCATACCTGCTGCAAAGCCATAGGTGTAATACCAGTCTGCTGCCTGATACATCTGAAGTTGTAGATCAGACTTATTGGCATAGTGGTTGGCAATGCGTGTACGAATCTCAGCCTTTCTACGAGCTGAGTCGGAGGTCATGTTGGAAGATGCACAGTTAATTGCTGGAAGAGGGGCAGTTACCTCGGCAAGGTCACGAGCTGCGATGTCAACCATGTTAGCGATGAGTGGCTTCGGATACTCATCTGAGAATTGACCGAAGAAAACATCTTGCATACGACCTTGACGGACAGCAAGAACATCTGCCATACGGCGATCACGATCCATGTTGCGTGTTTTAAGGCGTTCAACCTTAGCTGCAACTTCTTGAACTGAAAGCATTTTTCTCCTTATGCCAAACGGCGATCTGCGGCCCACTCATCAAGGTTGATGACCTGTCGCTTTTCGGCATCTGCTCGGGTGAGGAATTCATTGTGTACGAACTTTCCGCCATACTCACCAAACTGGCAGATCTCTCTTGCTCTAATCTCGCAGAACCAGAGGGCCATAACAAGGTCTGTCTTGTTCTTAGTCTCTGGCGACCATGTTACTAACTGGTCAATAAGTAATCGGATGCCTTCGTGTCTATCTGAAGGCAAGTGCATCAAGTTATCTCGATGGTGCTTACCATTGGATTCAACGCTTCCAAACAAGGAAGCCATTGCAGCGACACCAAATCCAACATCCCACTTATTTCTAGAAGTAGTGTGTTCCCGAAGAAGCACACCACGACTTGCTAACCATTGCCGTAAATTCTCATCCTGTGTCAGATAACCCTGAAAGGCGTTTCGTTCAACCATCCATTCCGATGGTTTGTACTTTTCCGTAAATGTAGTGATGAGATCACGGATGGCTTGCGGTGACGGTTTAGTTATAGTCGCAGCATCGAGGATATATCTTTTCTTTCTCCTACGATCTACAGCTATAACAACTGCCGCCGTATCACCAACTATCGCTGGGTCAAGCCCTGCGATGATGGTGAGACCTTCTACTGTCTCGGGGTGTCCGGGATTGCCCGGAACGATTGGCCCGATCATTCTCATTCTGTCGATAGAACCTTTAACGCAAGTCATGTTGAAGGTTGAGTCTTCATCAACATCTGCTTGCTGGTAAACCATCGACCAAGTCTTTGGGTCTAATGCACTTCTACGCATGGATAGATACTTGCCATCCCAGCGTGGGTATAGACCGTCTTCGTCTGCCTCTTCATCGCTGCCCTGCCAAGGGCGGTCTGATTTAGGCCAAAGTGTTTTCCAGTCTTTTTGGTCTTCTGCAAACTCTAGAACTGCTGGCATGGCCAGATATGTCCAAGGTGATTTACCTGTTGGGTATCTTTCACCGTTACGGAGTTCTCTATAGAGGTCAATGGAATCTACTCGAGTTCCAAGGACTAAAAGCTTGCCGGTAGGCCCGAGACGAGTAAGGACTTCCTGCTGAATCCATCGAATCTGTTTTTCGTATTCGTGGGCATTCGACATAGTCACACAGTCGTCTAGGATAATCAGGTCTGCTCTCGCACCGTATACCTGTCCTCCGATACCGATTGCTTGAATCGTAGGATCCTTCTGGTCTGAGTCACGCAGTTCGTCTCCGAGGTAAACTTGCGTAGCTTGCCATGTGGCTGACTTAGACTTGAAGCCTGAGCCAGCAGCGTAAGCCAGTTGCAGCTTCTGCCACGATGGGTGAGTCAGTCTCTGCTTGATAGCGTAGATAAATTCTGTTGCCTTCTGCTGTGACTTCGAGACAATCATAATACGGATGTTGGGATCCATACAGATCCGGTATACCGGATAGTCAATCGAGGTAGTCATCGACTTGGCGTGTTCAGGGGGCACATTCACCAGAACATACTGGGGGCGGCCTTGCTCAAATTGCATAGAGCTATGCATCCACTCAGGTTCATTACCTTCAAGAAGGTTGATGATATTCATCTGATGTGGAAAGGTGTCTGCTTGCAGATACTCCTTGCGGAAAGTACGGAAGTCCATCTCGAGGGATTCCTCGGACTGGATGCGGCCATGCTTTGATCTAGCAGCACGAACCTTATCTACAGTCTCTTTGAATTCTTTATCCGTGGAGCGGTAGTAATCCCACAGCTTTGCTGATCTGCCGACCTGCCGCATGGCATCTTCGACTGTGCAACCCTCTGTAATAAGACGGATTACTTTTGCCTTGATCTTGGCTGTCTCTTCTTGTTTACTCATATCTCTCCTCGCCAGCTTCGCTGGCGTGGTCGCCAAAGATTTTTCATTGGGTTTAGCGGTTCTGAAAAAGAACAGACTACTGGGCATTTACTAGGGGCTTTTAGGTCGCCTTTGCTCGCTAGGGCTCGCTCCGGCTCCCTAGAGCCGGTGTAGTCGTCTAATTACTTTAGCAAGTAATTATCCTCCTACTATATATAAGCCGGGATAAATGGGTTTTATCCCACACTATGCCCTGTGATTTGTATCACATTCTATCTATTGTGTGTAAAAGTCCTGCTCAGAGCCTATTTTACAGCTCGAGATCCTATCAAAAATATTTTTCTGGGTACATATATACAGGGGCCCCAGCCGCTTTAAGCACCCGGGTCAATTTGCCTTGCCGGCGTGTCGAACCCCTATAAGCCGATAACTAACATTATGTTAAGTAGCTTTTACGGCGTGTCGGGGAGACATGGAGCCGGGCCGGCCGGCCGAAGCTAGGGCCATTTTTAAGATCCGGATCTAAGTAATCGCCTAAGATCTAGGGCATGGATCCGGGGAGCTTGCAAGCTTGCCGGGAGGGATCCGGGCCGCAGCTCTTCGAGCTTGCATCGATGGCCGCCGGGAATAGCTCGAGGATCCGGGATCAAGCTCGGGTCTAAGCTCGCCGGTGGATCATCGACACCGAAAAAATATTTTGAAAATAAGCTTGACTTTTTAAGCTGTTATCGTGATACCATCGGAGGCAAACCCGGCCGCATCAAACCGGCCGCCTAGTAGTAAAGGATCAAGCTAATGTCAATTACCATCATTAGATCGAATACCGATCTCCTCGATGCTTCGAAGATCATCATCGATAACCGCCGGCTCGAGGCCTTAGATTCGGCTCTCGATCATGCGACCCGGGCTCTCGAGCTTCAGATCTCGGAGCTTAATAAGGTCTCTCTCATCGATGGCGTAATGCAAACCGGCATCATCGCCACCATGGCCCGGGAATCGATCGACACTTACCGAAAGGCGATCGAAGCTCTCGAGGAGCTATCCGGTAAGATTTACGATCATCTAACCGGTTACGGATCCGAAGAATACCGGGAAGCTGCGAGCCGGTAGCCGGTAGGCCTCGAGCTAATACCTCGAGGCTCTCCGGATGCTTACTCTGGCATCGATTTAACCTAGCGAAAGGATCAAGCTCATGTCATTAGCTCATTACTCTACGATCGAAGAGATCGAAGCCGATCACCGGTCAACCGGTGGCCATTTCTTCGATGCAGCTTCGAAGCGATTTTTTAGATCGAGGATCGGCCAGATCGTAATCGGTGGCCGCTTCTTCATTACCTCCGAGCAATTCGATCACAATTCGGCCCGGCTCTACACCATCCGAGAATGCCGGAATGGGAAGATCGACACCGTAGGAGAATTTCAAGCTTACGCCACCGCCGCCGCAGCTCGGGCCGCTGCTTCGAAGATAGCTCGAGGATCCATCGAGGCCGCAGCATGAGCCGCCCGGATACGGTATCGATCGCCGAGGCGATCACGCTTCCGGTGGGCTCCCGGGATTATGTCGCCGGATGGTATAACTCTCCGGCTTCGAGCGTGTCGATCGTGGCGGCGAAAGGATACGCCGCCGATCCGGATCATCAAGCGGTAACCCTCGAGCTTGATCTTCGAGCTGCTCGAGGCCTTGTCCGATTCCTTATCGATGGGATCGCCGCCATCGAGGGAGCGAAGCGATGAGGGCCGCAGCTCGCCGGATCCTAAGCTCACCGGTATATCGCCGGCGATGGGCCGGGGTAATCGGTGGGATCGTGTTATTCGCCGGGATCGTATGGATCTCCGGCCATGTATGGTGGACAGGATCCGGATATTGTTTCGGGGATCTCATTAGCTGCTATTTTCCCGGGGAGGTGAAGAAATGAGCGATGGCGTGAAGCGGATCACCGTAGCGATCTATTATGATCCATCGAAGCGTGATCTATTGAATGGAGATTTATCTCGCCGCCTCGAGGGCCTCGAATGGTGGATCACTACCGAAGAGAAGCTCCCGGAGGGTAAGCTTAAGGTGTTAGATCTAACGCAGCTTAAGGATTAGCTATCGATAGTTAGCTTCGAGGGCTCGAGCTTACCGGCTCGAGCTTTCGGAGATACCGATCGCCGGTATCAACCTAGATTAAGGATCAATAAATGAGCAATTTCACCGATCAATTCATGCAAGAAGCCGATCGCCGGGGCTCCGGGGATCTTGTCCGATCCATGCTCGATTCGGGCATGCTAATGGTGATCGATGCAAGCTCGGGAGATACTCTCGGGGATGCATCTAAGGCCATCCCGGAGCTTAAGGCCGGGCCTCGATCACTATCAACCATCGCCGGGGAGATCATGGGCTCACCATGGTATCGATCTAACGCCTCGATCTATGCTCGAGATTATATTCAAGCGATGCAGCTATTGAATAAGATCACCGATCAATATTTCGCAGATTCGGCCGAGAGTGTTGTCCGATACGCATTAAGCAACATGTCAACATGGCGAGGGGATCAAGCTCGAGCGATCAAGGCCGAGCTTAAGGATCTACTTAAGGCGGTTAAATAAATGGGCCGTAATTTTGCCGCCGATCTAGCTTCTAACCCGGATCTAACCCTCGAGAGATCTCTCTCGATCCATCTAACCGGTAATCACTATCCGCCGGTGCCGGTCTCGATGGTGGATCCATGCATCGCCGCTATTAACGCAGCTAAGGCCCGAGAGTGGGGCAAGCTTATCGATCTACCGGCCGGGGTTAAGTGGCGAGGTAAGGATCAAGCTCCGGTGTCTGCCCTAATCGAGGGCCATCATCTCGAATGCTTCATCGATGGAGGGGATGAGGATTAGAAGCTCGATCTAATTATGGTGGGGCCCGGGGCATTAGCTCCGGGCCTTGCCATGGTGAGATCGTCTCGCCTAACCTAGAAGATAAGGATCAATTCATGCGTAGTCTAATCAATATAAGAGAGAGGGATCCCTTACCGGATCCCGGCTCGATCTCCGGTCTCGATGTCGCTAAGGCTCGGAGGTTAGCGGCGGATAGTTTCGCCGCCTATGGCATCAAGGTGCCGAGCTATCTAATCCGATCGGATAGTAATAAGAAGCTAAGTCTCGAGGTGCCGGGTTATTACGGTATCGCCGGGCTAACGCTAACGCCGGCTGCTTATGGGCCGGCCACTACATGCAAATTTTTCACGCATTGCAAGGATCTATGCGTTCTTACGCATGGCCGGGGAGCATTCGAGAGTGTGATCCGGGCTAGATCTGCCCGGGTATCGCTGCTCATGGATCAACCCGAAGCGGCCTCGATTCTATTAGCTCACGATGTCGATCGATACTCTCGAGCATTCGGTAAGTGGGGCCTCCGGTTAAATGTCGCCTCCGATCTAGCATGGGAGATCGCCTCGCCATGGTTGATCGATCGAGCTATCGCCGGAGGTGCCGCCGTCTATGATTATTCGAAGCGATGGGATCGAGATCCCGAGCCGGTGCCCGGGTATCGATTAACCTTTTCGGCCGCCGGCCATTCGATCGAAGAGATCCGGGCTAAGGTATTAACCGGAGCGAATGTCGCTATCGTAATGCCGATCGATAAGGGATCTCCGGTGCCGGATCGATGGCATGGGATACCGGTTATCGATGGAGATCTTCACGATCTCCGGGCCCTCGATCCTCGAGGGGTAATCGTATCGCTGCGAGCTAAGGGTAAGGCGATCCATAAGATCGGATCGAAGCTTATCTATGAGGTGGCCTAATGACTTACGGATGCGG